AGGTTGTAGTTGTTGCTTTACTAGTTTCGTAAGCCGTTGTAGTTGTATACGTTGTAGTAGTATTAAATACAGTAGTTGTACTTTTAGTAGTATTAAACGTTGTAGTTGTACTTTGAGTAGTATTAAAAGTAGTTGTTGTATCTCTTGTAGTATCGAATATAGTTGAAGTGTCGTGATTTGTAGCGTAAGTCGTTGTTGTGCTATAAGCAGTTGTTTGATCACCTGAAACGTAGGTTGTCTGCGTATTTGTAGTTCTTTCAGTTGTATGAACAGCAGAGAATGGTCCCTCTAGTGAACCTGAATGATTTACGTATACTTTATTGACACGACGAAGCGTCCCACTGTCATTTACAGCGAGAAACCGCAGCGTCCTTAGTGTGCCACCATCGTTAACGTAAATTGACATCTACGCCTCCTATGAGTAAACGTACCAAACGTGCCCGCTAGATGTTGCTCCTACTCCCGTGGGTGCTGACGTAGTTACAGTATAAGGTAATCTAGCCGCAGCCATCGTTCCACTAGCAATCTTACTAGTATCTACCGTTAGATTACTTACAGCTCTGGCAGAGGATATAACCTCAGTGCCATCTACGCTAAGTCCAGCATCTTCAATATTAAATTGTAGCTTTGTTGCCATATTATGCCTCTATTGTTGTCCTTACAAACTTGTAAGCCATTGTATCACCTGAAGCAGGAGTTACTCGTAGTCTTACACTACCTGAGTCTATATCTGCATCAAAGGTTGCCTGTGCGCCATTATCAAAGATCGACGCGTATTGTGTTAAATAAACGGTAGTTCCATCATGGAATAATACCATTTCTAGTGCCTGATAATCACTATCAGTTGAATTCGTAATTTGCACGAAATATTTTGCACTTCTAAAAGTTGCTGCTGTAAAGCTGTCAAGTGTAAATACAGTAGTTGCTGTGCTAGCTCCTGATCCTACATTGAAACCTCCGATTCCAGCCATGTGCAATCTCTGAGGTGGGTTAGTATCTTGAATACCAAGAACACCTGCTGCATTAGTAATATCACTTGTAGAATTACCAAATGTTGAAGTTCCTTGAGTAGTAACATTGCCTGAAAAAATTACATTACCAGACATAGTTTGACCACTAAGAGCTGCAGCACTTAATTGCGTTGCTCCTACTGCGTCTGTTGCTACTTCACTCGAACCTACAGCATTTGCTGCTAATAAGGCTGATGTTATACTATTCGCCGCTAAATCAGCAGTACTTAATGTACCGTTGACAATCTTAGCTGAAGTAACAGAGTTATCTGCTAAAGCTGTAGTATCTACCGAGCCTGCTGCATAATGTTCAGCGTCTATTGAATCTGCTACAATATGTTCACTATCGACAGTATCATCAGCAAGTTTTGCTCCTGTTACTGCGTCTGCCCCTAGTTGGTCAGTTGTAACTTGACCATCATCTATGTGTCTTGTAAGAATAGAGTTCTGAGCTATCTTAGTGCCGTTTACTGCGTTATCTGCAATGTTTCCAAGAGCGATAGTATTTGCTGCTATTTCAGCAGTTGTAATACTTGCTGCTATAATCTTACTTGCATTAACAGAGTTAACTGCCATCTTAGCTAAAGTAACATTTAAATCTACTATTGCAGCTGTATCAACTGCGTCGTCCGCTAATTGATCTGCTGTAACTTGTGCGTCGTCAATGTGTCTAGTAAGAATTGAATTTTGTGCTATCTTAGAACCGTCTATTGCATTATCTGCAACGTTTCCAGTAGCGATTGTATTTGCCGCTATTAAAGCTGAAGTTATCTGAGCAGCCGCTATATGAGCTGTATCTATTGATCCATCTACATATTGGTCGCTGTCTACAGAGTTTGCTGACATATGCACTAAGTCTATTGAGCCATCAACATATTGATCGCTGTCTACTGAGTTAACTGACATATGAGCTAAGTCTACTGCTCCAGCCGCTAATTCATCACTATCAACCGCATCATCGGCTAACATGGAGTTTTCTACTGCTCCTGCTTGAATTGTTGCTGCTGCTGTTACATTACCGCTACCAGTAAATGAAGGCGAAGTCCAAACGACATCTCCTGTCATTCCTATTGTTCTTCCTGTAGCTAGAGCTGTTGCGGTTGTGGCATTACCTGTGACGTTACCCGTAACATTTCCTTCTAAGGTTGCAACAAGAGTAGCGACTGCATATCCTGTTCCTGCTACATTAACTGTTGTTGTGGGAGCGGCTTGATTATCTTTAAATAATTTCCATTTTCCTGAGTCGCCTGCGTCCCTAAATAATCCCGCATAAAGATCTTGCGATCCTGACGTATCGTATAAGCCATAGAATCCAATATCTACTGCATCTGCAGCAGTATTTGTGCTTGCTAATGCAAGTAATGGATCTGCGACTGTTATTGTAGTACTTGAAACCGTAGTTGTAGTACCCGAGACTGTTAGATTGCCTGAGAGTGTTACGTTACCAGAGAACGTCTGCCCGCTAAGGGCATCACTCTTAAGCTCACTAGCACTTACAGCGTTTGCTGCGATCTCACTCGCAGTTACTGCGTTCGCTGCAATCTGGTCGGCTGTAATTTGATTATCGCCTATCTTTGCAGTTGTTACTGCATTGTTTGCTATCTTAGATGTAGTAACATTTAAATCTGCTATATGTTCTTCGTCAATACTTGCAGCTGTATAATGTTCTGAATCAACAGCATCATCTGCTATCTTAGTGCCATCTATTGCATCTGCGGCTATCTTAGCCGTAGTTACTTGCAAGGCTCCAATATGTGCAGTATCAATAGAGCCATCAACGTATTGAGGGCTATCAACTGAGTCTACTGACATATGAGCTAAGTCTATTGATGCATCTGTATAATGTTCTGAATCAACGGCATTGTCTGCTAGTTTTGTGCCGTCTATTGCGTCTGCTGCTATATCTGCAGTTGCGATTGTTCCGTTTACAATCTTAGCTGAAGTAATTGAACTATCTGCTAAGTCTGCTGTTACAATAGTGCCATTTACTATTTTAGCACTTGTAACTGAATTTGCTGCTAAATGGATAGTATCTATACTACCCGTTACTAACTCTGCGCTGTCTACTGAGTTTGCGGCAAGTTGATCTGCCGTTACTTGTGCATCGTCTATGTGTTGAGTTAGAATAGCGTTATTTGCTATTTTTGCTGATGTAACATTCGCATCTAGTATTTTTGCAGTTGTTACTGCAGCACTTGCTATATCTCCAGCAACGATTGTTCCATTAACAATCTTGGCTGAAGTAATAGAGTTATCTGCTAGATCCGCTGTTACTATTGTTCCGTCTGTGATATGGTCAGAAGCAATAACTCCTGAAGGAAGTTTAGCTGCTGTGATAGCGTTATTTGCTATCTTAGCCGTAGTAACATTTAAATCTACTATATTAGCAGTGACTACTGCGTCGTCTGCTAGTTTAGCCGCTGTTACTGCATCTGCTCCTAATTGATCAGTTGTAACTTGACCATCATCAATGTGTTGAGTTAGAACTGCATTTTGAGCTAGTTCACTTGTTCCTATTGCATTTTCGGCAATCTTCGCTGAAGTAACAGCATTCGCTGCTATCTTAGCATTTGTTACCTGTAATGCTCCTAAATGGATAGTATCAATACTACCCGTTACTAATTCACTTGAATCTACTGAGTTTGCGGCAAGCGCATCTGAGTCGATTGAATTATCTGCGACTGCTGTGACTGCTGTGCCTTGTAGGTGGATTGCTGCTACTGCGTTCGTTGCTAATTCACTGGTGCCGATACTATTCGCCGACACCTCAGAAGTACCAACGGCGTTTGCAGCAACTTCACTAGCAGTAATCGAGTTACTTACTATTTCAGTAGTGCCTACTGCATTAGCCTCCAGAGAGGCTACTAATGCCATTTGTTTACCTATGAGTGCCATTTTATGTTTGCTCCAGATACGATAGAACCACGTCTATCGAGCTTGCAACGTTACTTTGTACTTTAATTATATCTCCTGCTTCTAAAACTATTTTTGCGTCCCCGCCTGCTAACGCTAGTGTTGATCCACTAGGTATGGGAGTATCATTAACGAGTCCTACGTGATTTGTCTGACTTGTGTCATAAAATTCACAAGTAGCCTCTATCTGACCTCCTGTTTGATTACATAAATACAACCCAATTATTGTTGAAGTTGTACTCGAAGGGCAAGTGTAGACTGTCGTTAACGATGTGCCTACGTCCGCCGCAGTTGCTGTTTTAAATGCTGAAGCCATGTTGCGTTATCCCAATGCTATTGCTAATGCTAGTGCGTCTGCTTCTGTTATCCCTGTTGATTCAGCGGCATTTGCCACTTCCACAATACTTCCACTAGCATTTTTCGTATAGATCTTTTGATCAGTAACATTCATCGCAATTTCATGCGTAGCTAGGTCGCTTGTTGAGGGCACCGAACTTGCTGTTTCTGATCTTTTAATTTTAATTACCTGACTCACTAGAAAGTCCCTCCATCTAATGTGTTAGACCATGTCACAGTTGAGGAAGCTCCTACTTGTAAAAGCTGCCCTACGCTGTTGGTTGAATCGTATGTTCCGATTGATAGTGCTGAGTATCCACCACTGTTTCCATTTGCTCCATATAAGATATCCCCATTTGCTGTGTCTGCGACACCTTTAAGTTGGAGAGTATCAGAAGCTATTGATAATGTTTGGTCATCTACATTTACACTTATTGTGTTACCAGATTTATCAAGACCACTTCCTGCTGTAATCTGACCAGCTCCTGAGAACTGAGTGAATTCTATTGCTGTAGTACCTAGAGTTGCTGAACCTGTTACTGAAGTAAGAACGTATGCATTATCCGCATTGGCAGAACCTGCCTCTACGAAACAGAACATTCCGCCTGTTACTTCTGAATTAGAATCTGCATCTGTCGACCTAGTGAATATACCTGCTACACCTACAGCACCTGCTGTTGATACATAATATATACCATTTTGCTGTTCTGTTGACTGATTTTTTATTAATATCCTGTCATTAAGTGCTGAAACTGTGCCATCAATAGTTACTGTTCCAGTAGCGTCCATTGTAAGAGTTCCAGAACCATTATTATAAGTGGCTCCTAAATTAGCTGTTGTTCCTAATTTAACGGAATCTTTAATATCTAGTGCTTGTTTGACACTATCTACATAACCTTTAGTTGCTGCATCAGTAGTTCCTGAAGGTGTTCCAACACTTTGAATTCTGTTGGATCCTACATCAATAGTCTGAGAACCAGCTACTGTGAAACCACCATCAAAATCTGCTGATGGGGTAAAAGTAGGCGTTCCAGTTACTAGTATTGCATCACCTGAAGCGTTACCTAAGGTTACTGCTCCATTGAAAGTTGCGGCTCCATCTACATTTACTGTAGAATCAAAGTCTGCCGCGCCTTGACCATTAAGTGTTCCTGCTACTACTGTATTACCTGTTCCAGAAGCTACTGTAAATTTATTAGTTGCTACTGTAAAGTTTCCTACAGAATTAACTGTTCCACTAAAGTCTGCTGCTGTTGCGTTAACATCTAAAGTTGGAGTTGTGATTTCTATTTCGGTATCTGCATCGATGTCTAATTGTCCATCTGCTGTAGATCCAATAGTTAATGCACTATCTCTAAATTGAATTTCCCTTGAACTGTTAAGTAATAAACCTGTATCTGCTACGTGAGTTACACTTACGTCGCTATCTGCCCCAAAATTGAGGACAGCAGCATCAGATAACATGCTTACATCATTTGCAAAGGTTGCGTCTTTACCAACTACAACTTTTTCGCTGGAGTTAGTTGTAACTAATTTAAGATAAGAAGTACCACCTTCATTGAAGTCTAGTGCTGCTCCTACATTGTCTTTAATTGTTACTGAGTTCGCCTGCCCAGCTAAAGCTAGTGTGCCATTGTGAGTAATAGTTAAACTACCAGATGCAGCAATAGTTGCTACTTCAAGTGATTTACCGATTACTACTTTTTCACTACCGTTAGTAGTAACTAATTTAAGATAAGAAGTTCCACTTTCATTAAAATTTAATGAAGCTGCTTCGTTGTCTTTAATTAGTACTGAGGTTGCCTGTGCATCTAAATCAACTGCCCCGCCATGAGTAATAATTAAATTACCCGCAGGAGTTAAACTTAGAGCTCCTGAGGTCGTTGAAATAGTGTCGTTTGAACCAGTTAATACTGTATTACCAAGTTTTAACTGATCTATTTTGCTATTTGCATCTACGAGGACTGCCGAACTTGCGGTAAGCGTACCTGCAGTATGATCTAACATATTTACATATACTGCTCCACCGATTGTTGTTACAGCTGCGCTCTGAGGATGTCCGACAAATAGCTTACTTGAATTCGAAGAATACGCTAGCTCACCTGCGTTCAAGGATACCGGTGCGGCTGTCGAATTACTTCGTTTAATTTTAATAACTTGTGCCATTATTCTTTCCTATATGAGCTTTTTAAAAGCTCCCTGCGTCTATCGTATCCGAGTCCGCCGAATCGTTTCCTATCATTATAGGGACAAATTCATAGTTCCCGCTTGAAGTCTCGCGATAGATCTTTAACTGATTGTCGTCAGTGTCGTAAAAAAAGTCGCCCTCTGCTAAATTAGTAGTATTAGCTGTGGGAGCGGTTACTTGTACAAAATGTTGATCTGCAAGAAAATCTAAGGCTCCTTCTACAGTAGATTGCGCATCTAATAATGTGTTATCTCCAGTATAGGTTATACCTCCTGAGTCTGTTGCTGCTCCTGCTACTGCACTTGATATTGTAAGTGTTGTAACTGAATTAGTTACAGCCAGTGCCGTAGTTTGTGGCGTAATTGTCAATGTTACTGCCATTACCTAGTTACCTCCGCTGTGACTCTCGCCACGCCTTGTAAAAGTCTAGTAACTACACTATTTGAAGTGTTTACTAGTTCAACATCATAGTAGTATTTTCCTGATGCTATAGCTGCGGTTGTTCCATTAGCTAACTGAACGGTAAATTTACCATTAGTTGCATCGGTTATCGTGCATACAAAATCCGCCGTCTTCGTTCCTGAAGATGGTGATGGACGCAACTGTGCTCGCACAGAATGCGATGCTATCTGTACCGCTGTTCCACCTTCTGCTATCGCTACTTCAATAGAGAAATCCGAACCTTGGTCAATAACTATATCATAAGTTCCTGCTGCCATAATCTATTTTATACTCCTATTCCATTATTATACCAAAAATCATAGGTGATGTCAAGAACTATTTTTGGAACGTGAGTGGAACTTAAACTCTCTGATCGGCTTAGTCAATTCAGAGAAATATCATCAAAAAATGATGGTTATAATTTTCCCCTGTTTATGAGATTGACCATGTTACAGCAGCCCAATCACTATTATTGTTTTTAAAAACAATATATTGTGCTTCAGTTGCATGGTTTTTAACCAACTCAACATCAGCAACATTATTAAATACGGGCATTCCTGCTCCCTCTATATTTACACCCGCTGCCATAGGTATTATATTTACTGCTGTTACTGCAGTTCCAGTGGTAGTCATACCTGCTGTATCATACTTCGCTCTTTCAGCATTTGGCGCGTCTGGATTGACAGGATTATCTTTTATAAACCAGCTATATCCTGAAGTTATATCTAAATGTTGTGCTAAACCTAATTGCATTATACATATGCCTGTCCAATACTTATTGCCTCTTTGATCTGGATGTACCATGCCAAATTTGGCAAATAATACTTGAGGTTCGTCAAAAACATAAGTTGCTAAAGCTACTGGAGTTCCATCTGGTTTTTCCATTATATAAGTCCAAGTAGCTATTCCGTGTGAAGGACCAACAGTACCCGCCTGTATTAAAGCGTCTGTACCATATCCTTCCTCATTACACTGAAGAAATTTACTAAATCTTTTTACTCTTATATCGTAAGTTTGTAGTCCTTGTGGAAAGTCTTTCCAACATTCCATGAAGAAGGTATAGTCAGACTCTTTCATTGGTCTGAGTTTATATCCATTACTTCCCGTTACTATTGTTACCGCTGCCATTATTCTTTCGCTCCATTATGTACTAAAATTCCATTAACATAATAAGTATGTTCATTATCTACTGTAATATTCCACACTTCTTGTTTTTCTTCTACCCTTTCTATAAATTCTATTTTCCCTGCTGTTGTTTTATCTCCTACCTCTATTCTTTTTGGTTCAAGATCTGCGTTATGTCCAAATTCCTTACATTCTCTATAGTATTCTTCTGGATTGATACAGCTCCATCCTTTATCTTCTATCCAAACTGGGTGTCCTGCTGTTAAATTTAAAGTTTCCCATAAAGTATCTAAGTGATACCAATTATCTACTTGATATGATTGTTTATTTAATACAGTTCCGCCCTTTACTTTATCCCCTATTTCCATTTCTTCTATTGCTTTTGTTTCTCCATTTAATAGATCAACCGGAGTTCCTGGTAAGAAACAACCTCCCAATCCTCCACCTGATCCGAAGGTAACCGCCTGTGAATTACAGCCTATAACAAAAGTTCTTCCTGAAGCGGTATGTGTGACAGTACATTCTACACTAGTACTTTGGGTAGGAAAAGTAGACTTAGTCCATGCGTCATTTCCAGAACCATCATTACTTAGTGTAAAACTGGTTATATTATCTATTATTGCTGCTGTTAAAGTTATACCCCAAGTATAGTTTACAGCAAATATTCCTAAAGTAGGGTGGTCTACAGATAATTCGCCTGTTGTATTAAATCCAGTATAAGTGCTACCTCCATCATATGATATAAATGCTCCCGGAGCTCCATCTGAAAAGTATATATCCCCCCACTCAAAATCATCTTCGCCCCATGTTACGTTTTGTGGAACCCATTGGGTTCCGTCACTAATATATAAAACATCTGGAGTAGGAGTAGTATGTAACCACGTATGTCCTGCAGGATATGTAGAAGGTGTAGTACTATCATTAGGCGCCGAAGTATTTGATGTAAAGCCACCTACATCATCTGCATCGGCTGGAGTAAAAGCCCAATTATTTATTGCTTGTGCATAAGTTATTTCCCCATTATTATAATTAACAAAATCACCGTTTACCATATTTAATACACCTGCTAAGGTTGTGGCGTCTAAGTTAAGATCGTAAGCACTATTAAGAATACCTGGAATTGTATGTGTTGTATCTCCAAAATAAAATTGTGCGGCACTAAATGTCCAAGTAGTTCCGCCTGTAGGTCTAGTTCCTACTGACCACCAAATAGATTTACCACTTGCTGCAGTTGGAACTGCAGTAGTCCAGCTTCCTGGAGTTGAGTCTGTTCCGTTTGCTGGAGCAGTTGGTTGAGCAAAACCAGTTACTAATAGATAAACTACAACAGTTCCTTCGCCTGTATCTCCATCGGGTCCCTGATCTCCTGTAATTTTAGTCCAAGCATAATCTCCCGCCGTAGTACTTTCAGTTGCACTTGTCTTATTAAAAGCCATACCTATATAATCTGTAGTACCGGCTGAGTAAGTATCAGTTAAACCCGCTCCTACAGCACTAGTTCCGTATTTAGTCCAAGTATATCTTGGAACTCCATCTTCACCCTCGATTTTAGTCCAAGTATAATCTCCTGCCGTAGTACTTTCTGTATCGCTTGTTTTATTAAAAGCCATACCTATGTATGTTGTAGTACCGGCTGAGTAAGTATCAGTTAAACCCGCTCCAGAAGAGTTAGTTCCATACTTAACCCAAGTAAATTTGTTATCAGCATTTACTCCTTCAAGTCTGCTCCAAGTATAGTCACCAGGAGTACTACTTTCTGTAGCAGTTGTTTTGCCGTAAGCATATCCTACGTAAGTTGTAGTACCTGCATTATATGTATTAGTTATATTCGCTCCAGCAGCACTAGTTGCATATTTAATCCAAGTATAGTATGTAACCCCATCTTCGCCTTCAAGCTTATTCCAAGTATAATCACTCGCAGTAGTACTCTCTGTAGCGGTTGTTTTATTAAACGCCATTCCTATATAAAGTGTAGTACCTGCTGTATAAGTATTAGTTAAACCCGCTCCAGAAGAGTTAGTTCCATATTTAATCCAAGTATAATGAGTAGATCCATCAGTACCTTCTATTAAACTCCAAGTATAATCTCCCGCTGTAGTACTCTCTGTAGCGGTTGTTTTATTAAACGCCATTCCTATATAAAGTGTAGTACCTGCTGTATAAGTATTAGTTAAACCCGCTCCAGAAGAGTTAGTTCCATACTTAACCCAAGTATAAGTTGTAACTCCGTCCTCACCTTCAATTTTAGTCCACGTATAGTCTCCAACAGTAGTACTTTCTGTAGCGGTTGTTTTATTAAACGCCATTCCTATATATGTTGTAGTACCTGCTGAGTAAGTATCGGTTAAACCCGCTCCAGAAGCATTAGTTCCATACTTAACCCAAGTAAACTTATTATCGGCATCTGCTCCCTCAAGTTTACTCCAAGTATAGTCTCCCGCACTACCGCTTTCTGTAGCGGTTGTTTTATTGTAAGCATGTCCTACATAAGTTGTAGTACCTAAACTATAAGTATTAGTTATGTTCGCGCCATTTATGTCGGTTCCATATTTAATCCAAGTATAAGTAGTAACTCCATCTTCACCTTCAATTTTATGCCATGTATAATCTCCCGCTGTAGTGCTTTCTGTAGACGATGTCTTATTAAAAGCCATACCTATGTATGTTGTAGTACCGGCTGAATAAGTATCGGTTAAACCCGCTCCAGAAGCATTAGTTCCATATTTAGTCCAAGTATAAGTCGTAACTCCATCAGTCCCTTCTATTAAACTCCAAGTATAGTCCCCCGCTGTAGTGCTTTCTGTAGCCGTTGTCTTATTGAAGGCCATTCCTATATAAAGTGTAGTACCGGCTGAGTAAGTATCGGTTAGACCCGCTCCGGAAGAGTTAGTTCCATACTTAACCCAAGTATAAGTTGTGACTCCATCTTCACCTTCGATTTTAGTCCAAGTATAGTCACCAGGAGTATTACTTTCACTGGCAGTTGTTTTGTTAAAAGCCATACCTATGTATGTTGTAGTACCTGCTGAATAAGTATCAGTTAAACCTGCCCCCGCAGCACTAGTTCCATACTTAACCCAAGTAAACTTGTTATCAGCATTTACACCTTCAAGTCTGCTCCAAGTATAATCCGATGCGGTCTCACTCTCTGTAGCACTTGTTTTTCCATAAGCGTATCCTACATAAGTCGTAGTCCCTGCTGAATAAGTATTAGTTAAACCCGCTCCAGAAGCGTTAGTACCATATTTAATCCAAGTATAGTAAGTAGTTCCTGCTTCACCTTGAAGTTTACTCCAAATATAGTCTCCAGCAGTAGTGCTCTCTGTAGCACTTGTCTTGTTAAAAGCCATACCTATGTATGTTGTAGTACCTTCTGAATAAGTATCAGTTAAACCCGCTCCAGAAGCGTTAGTTCCATATTTAGTCCAAGTATAAGTTGTGACTCCATCAGTTCCCTCTATTAAACTCCAAGTATAATCTGATGCAGTAGTGCTTTCTGTAGCCGTTGTCTTATTGAAGGCCATTCCTATATAAAGTGTAGTCCCTGCTGAATAAGTATCGGTTAAACCTGCCCCAGAAGCGTTAGTACCATATTTAACCCAAGTATAAGTTGTAACTCCGTCTTCACCCTCGATTTTAGTCCAAACATAATCTCCGGGAGTAGTGCTCTCTGTAGCACTTGTCTTATTAAAAGCCATTCCTATATATGTTGTAGTACCTGCTGAGTAAGTATCAGTTAAACCCGCTCCTGCAGCACTAGTTCCATACTTAACCCAAGTAAATTTATTATCAGCATTTACACCTTCAAGTTTACTCCAAGTATAGTCGCCTGCAGTTTCACTTTCTGTCGCGGTTGTTTTGTTATAAGCGTATCCTACATAAGTCGTAGTACCTTCTGAGTAAGTATTAGTTAGACCCGCTCCAGAAGCGTTAGTACCATATTTAATCCAAGTATAAGTCGCCTGTCCTTGTTCACCCTGAAGTTTAGTCCAAGTATAATCTGATGCAGTAGTACTCTCCGTAGAGGAGGTCTTATTAAAAGCCATTCCTACATATGTTGTAGTACCTTCTGTATAAGTATCAGTTAAACCCGCTCCAGAAGCATTAGTTCCATATTTAGTCCAAGTATACCTCTCAGTTGCATCTGCTCCACTAGCATTCTTATTGAAAGTTTGACTTGATGTAACAGTTTGAACTCCTTCAATATTTATAGAGTATTCAATCTCAGCGGTTGCTGCTGAAATAGAACTAGCGACTCCGTATACTATAGTTTCAAGAGTAGGTGTTGCAGGATCAGTAATAATATTCGTAGCTGTACCATGACTACTATTAGTAGAATCATGACTAATACCATCTCCTGAAGCTGTAACTAAAAATTGATTTGTTGTAGGAGTGCCTGAATGTATAGCTGTTAATAAAGTTCCTCCTTTCCATACTCTTATCTGTGTTCCAGATCCTGTATAACTTGGAGTATTACTATTATTAGTATCAATAGGTATTGCGTGCGCTTGGTTTGTATTTACTACCGTATACGCATCGGTTCCTGATTTAACAGCTGCTATAGTTAATCTATCTGAGGCTACTTCTACTTGATCATCATCTCCATCTCCTTCTGAAACACTTACTGTTACAGTAGTAGGATTAGTTAAGTCATCGATATCAGCGGGAACTTGGAATGTAAAGGTGTCTTGATTTGCCCCAGTACCATTTGTCCATGCTGTTTCATAAGTTGTGCCTGTTGAAGCGGTCCCTGTAAATTTAAACCACGCATCAACAAAACCTGCTGAATTTGCAGTTAATGTAATATCTGTGCCCGTGCTTGGTGTTGGATTTAAACCCTCAGTATCATATACAACAACATAATGAGAAGATACTAAACTTACATTACTTCCACCTACTCCTGCTGAACCTGTTGCTCCTGAGGCTGCTTTAGCAAAAGAAAGGATTCTAGTTCCAATAACATAGTCTCTTTGTCGGTCTTTAATTTGTATAGTCGCGGTTGCTTGATACTGATCACTATCCTCTAAAGAATTATCATCTATTGTAATTACACCACTATTAGAAATATTTACATCATCTATATGATTAAATCCAGTTACTGCTGTCTTTGCTAATCCGAAAGTTGAAGCCGCATCACCACTTGATGCATACGTAAACGCTACTCCATCTTTTTCTACAGTATAAGTATTAGTATACGCTGTATAATTAGCCTGAGTAATTTCCCCAACAGCATCTGCTGCAAAAGTATGAGACTCATTAGTTCCCTGAATATTATAAGCTCCTTCTCCTTGAGCAGCTCCAAATCTAACTAAGGCATATGCACTAGCTCCTGTTTTTGTAACCATTCCTATAATAGTATCATACTTATAATCTGCTAAGAAGCTAGGTTTATAAAAAGTTTGATTACTTGCGTCTGTTATAGTAACGTTTAAGTTGGGGTAAACCAACATTTTAGTATTTGGAGTAGTAGAATTAAATTCTTTTACCTTATGATAGTAGTCAACCGATGATTTTGTATACTTAAAGCTATTATTGACTCCTAATTCACCATCAAAATCACACCCAGAATCATGTCCATGAACGGTTTCAGGAGTATCAGTAGCAACACTAGTCATATCTACTGAGCCACTAATTGTTCCTGTAGCTGCCACAAATATTGCACTACCTACAGGATAAAATTGATTTCCAACATTGTCATGTGCTATTGCTTTAAATGCATTAGCACTATGATCCATATAAATATATCCTACATCGCCACCAGTAGTTGAAGTATGATCTAAACCGGTAAAATCAAGTTGAACTTGTCCTGTTACAGTATGTTCCTTTACTCCATCAAGATGATGTTGGTTTGCTGGAGTAAAACTAACCTTACCCGAATCAAGTGAATAACCTCCACTAATAGTTCCTATCTTACTTACAGAAGGTTCTGATTCTGGTACAGTTCCTTCGCTTGGACCTACTGCTCTTATAAAGCTTACATCAAATTTAGCCTCTACTGGAATAGACCTCTTATCTTGAACACTTACTGTAAATAATCTTAAATGCCATATCCCACTTAGTTTATTTTCTAAATCTATAGAAGTACTAGAAGTATTACCTGCGTGTTTCCAATTTAATCCATCTTGACAATAATAAACTTCATATTCTCTAACAAATTTAAACTGTCCAGCATCGTCTGTATTTCTAGGAGCGTCCCACTTAAAAGTTAAAATATTAATTGATTTATCAAAATCATTTGATTTACCTAATGAAACTTCATATCCTAAATTAATAGGTGGTGGAGTTGTTTTAAATGTAGAGGGTAAGAAAAGTTGTCTATCTTCACTTAATGCTTCATTTTTATCTACTGCATCAAATTTTGTTGCATTATATTCTAATCCTTCTATTTCGAAGGTTCCACCCTCACTTTCTGCTATTTGTAATATTCTAAATAGTTTTGCTTCTTCTTTTGTTTTTCCAGTTGAAAGAGCTGATCGTGAAATAATCCATATTGTTTCTGCGGTGGGAGCTTCTGAAAATACAGTAGTATTCATTCCAGCAGTGTTTATAGTAATACTACTAGGATCAGCATTATCACTAGCGTCTACAAATTTAGTTTCTGTTTGTGTGAACGGAGTCCATTGAATAAAAACTTGATTACCGGCTTCATCAAATACATTGGCAGCTTTTTCTTCGCTATCCAAAGTTATATCACCTTGACCATCTTCCCAACCTCTACTAGGATCGATAATACCATCAGAGTCTCTCCAAGTAGTAATTTCGTTTCCTCTTACAAAATCAACATTTGATCCTTCAATATCTAAAGTTGCTTGATCTTGTGCTAGTATTGCTTTATATCCTACAAGAGTGAGAGTTATTTGATAATCATTATAGTTGTAATCTGTTTCTTTTTGCCATTGTCTATCTATTTTTATACTTCCAGTAGTAGAACTTGATTTTACTCTACCACCCCAACTCTTACCTATTTTAGCATTGTCCATAACCTGAACTATATCACCAGGTCTTATAAATGCAGCATTTATACCAGTAGCAAAACTAATTGTATTAGTATGTAAATTATTACTTAAAAGTTTCCATTTTCCTAATCGTCTAGCTTGTCCTCTTGAAGTACACCCGAAAGCAGCTATAGAATCTGTTTTAAGAAATTCTGTGTCTTTTTGCAAAGTTTCTTCTAGTTCTACTATTTCTGCTCTAGGTCTATAGTAATCTTGTGGATTATTCCAACTTACTATTACCTGATTAGTTCTAGTCTTATGTGCTGAGCCTTCATATTTGAACTCACCATTTATAACATTACCAGTTGTAAATTGATATACTGGATCTTTTTCAGAATCTTGAACCACATAAGCTTCTCCATTTAGCCAATAAGTCATTCCTCTAAATACACCTGTTACATCATTTAGAACTTTAAATGCTTCCTGCTGTCCTGCTATTACTAAATTACAAGAAAAACGAGGTTCAAATTCTCCCGTTGATCCAGTATAATTAGCGTCATTAGTAGTATATAAACTAAGTAAATCTGCGGCTGCTACACCTGCAGGCACTAATTCATCACAATATCTAGCGATTTGATATAATTCCCATTTATTAATTTGTTCTTGGCTTAGATAATTACCTAGCCCATAAATCTTATTAGTAATTAAGTCATTATATACCCATGCTGGATTATTACACCATGTCTTATAGAAAGTTCCGTCCCAATCGTGTTCCTTAGTCGAAATTTTCTCATCATTATCTCGTCTATAATTGGCAGGAATAAGTACTTGTAATACTGCTGTAACATTAGCAGAACCATCTCCATCAGTATTAGTTATAGGTGAATTTAAAAGAATATTTGAGGTAGGACTTACGTTTCTTAAATAAAGAGTGGGAGGACTTAGATCAATTTTATCAATTAAACCCCCAGTAAATACTGCAGCTGTTTTTGTTCCTGCAGCTGTAGTAGATAATAAAACTTTTGGATCATTGTTCGTGTCAAAAGGAGCATTTAATGTATAAGTAAATTGTGTATCAGTTGTTGCTTCACAATCAAAAGTGCCTTCCCAAAAGTCTAATTCAGCGGATACTCCATCTATTAGTGCAGTAAAAACATTACCAACAGTTATTCCATGTGCAGCAGCACAAGTAGCCGTAGCTAAATATCCATCATCAGCATTAGGAGGTATTGCCTCACCGTCTTCATCTTCTCTTTCTGTATCTTTATTAGCAAACTCTGCAGTTATAGTACTAATATCTATATCGTCTTGTTTTACTGCATCTCCTACTGCAAAATTAGTAGTATTAGCAACAGTTACTTTACGCCCATTATAATCTATAGGAAAATGATTAGAAGGAATATCAATTAATTTCCCATCTATCTCATATCCTCTTGCAGGAATAGTTGAAAATTGTTCTGCGTCTATAGCTCCTGCTATATATGCAGTATAAGGATACTCTAATTTATCTGCTATTGAGGCTTCTATACTATCTATATAAACTGAATTTGAAATTTCATATGTATCACCTGAAACAGCGCCCCCAATTCTAGTTACTTTTAGTGCCCAATCGACCATTCCAGCTTCTGCTTTATTATCTTCTATATTGAATCCAAAAGTATGTGAGTATTTACCACTTACTTTACCTATAAAACCAGTTGAGAATTTTCTTTCAGTATGTAGAACTCCTAAAGTATCTGTCCATCTAAAATCAATATTAAAATAAACATAAGTTTCTCTTCTATCTCCTGCCTGATCCCCTGTTTTAGTAATACTTACCATACCGGTAGTAGACATAGTAATTTTTATATAATCAACATTTTGTTTTTCTAAAACTCCACTAGATATAGTGTGATACTGAGGCACATTTAATTCTAATTCTGCGCTTCCTATTTCACTAATTTGTGAGGCAGAAGGAAAAGAACTAAAGAAATCTGGATTAGGAGTTTGTTCTGCGTCTCCTTTTGCTTCTACAATTCTAAAATTTTGTATATTGGCATTTTTACTTCTTTGTCCTGTGCGTTGGTTAACATCTCTAATTCTAGTTTCATCTACAAGTATTGAAGCGTCACCGTATACAAGACCTTTAATTGGACCTTCTGCAAGAGCGTCTATAAAAGCCGCGTGTTGTCGAGCAAACATATTATCATCTGCTTCAAACGGCTCTCGGGCTGATCCCCCTTTACCTCCAGAACCTAGAACTTTTATTAAATTTTTTCTATCTTCTTTATTCATTTACCACCCGTGCCTTCCCATGTATCCATACGGGTTTCTTCCTCGACGTATATCATATCTTCCTGCTGGAGCAGTTTGTCCATGTTTATCCCCATCATTTCTAAAGCCACCAATACCTACTAATTTCCTAGTTTTTGCGAGTTTATGTTGAGACTCATTACTAGAACTATTAGTAAATAGTGATCCCATAATAGTCTTAGAACCTGTTATCATTCTTCCATATACTAATGGAATTGGTGCTCCCTGTTTAACAGTATTAACTGGACCTGAAAATAAGTAGTTTTCTGCTTTACTTGCACTTGTGCCATCAGGAGTCTCAGGGGCGAGTAGCATAGAAGCTCCTCCTAATAATAAACCCATTCCTAAATAGGCAGCTCCTTGAAAAGCTAAAATTCCAGTTACAGTAGTACCTGCAGCTGCTGCTGCTCCTGCCATAGTAAATGTTCCTGCCGCAGAAATACCTCCAACAGCAGAAGCGGCTATAAATGCTTCAGTTCCTGCAACTGCTGTTGCGCCTACCATACCAGCTCCTGTGCCCGCTGCACCAAACATTCCTGGTATAGCTGCGGCTCCAAAACCACCTGTCATAGCAATTAAAGCTATTCCAAGTATCATCATTATTCCTGCATTTTTACTACCAGCAATTATTGGAGTAAAAGTATATGATTGACTCATGCTAGGATTTGTTAACATACATTCTTCTAGACTAACTTGTTCATCTCCAATTAAAACATCATATCCTTGTATATTTTCTCCCTCGATTAAAAATTGTCTAAATCCAGGACGTTGAGCTGCAATAGCCTGGATTGCTTCTGCGGGCGAGTTTATTGCTAGGTTCCACTCTGACCCAAACTTTTCTCCCAACATTCCTTCTAAATATACTTTTCTCATTGAAATTTCTTATGTCTTAATCTTGTTCTGGCTATTTGATTCCAGATTCCGTAATAATTGTCCCTACAGGATAACCTTTCAGGAGCATGATGTAACATTTTACCTCTACCCACATATATTCCTGCATGATTGGTAGTATCTGCATTTAATGCCATTAATATAACATCATGAACTTGTAAAGTATTATCTGTTACTTTAGTAAAGCCCTCACTTGCATACCTTTCCAAATAATAATTTTTTCCTTTCTTCCAAAAATCCCATTCATAGTCCCAATCAGGTTTAAAATGGATATCTTGCTTGACGAAATAATCTTTTACTATTGTATAACAATCATATACGCCAAATACAAAAGGTCTTCCAATTAAATCAAAAGACTCTTTCTGAGGTTCTATCTTCACCCATTCATCATTCCAGCCAAAAATATACCAAGGGATTCCTAATCTATTACATGCAGCTCTATCTACAGAACTGGGTGCAGGTCCTGCATTGGGGTGACTATGTATCACTCCTACTACATCTCCTTCATCAGCAACTGTTTTGTAGTCATAGGGATCAATTACAAAATCATTTTTTGGATTTTCTGCTTTATTTTCACAGGGGAAAAATTTAATTCGTCCTTTTCTAACTGCTAATAAGCCACAAGCTTCCTTGTCTACTTCTTTATATACGTAGGCTTTTACTTGTTCTAGTACTGGTTCGATCATTATCCGAAACTTGCTCCCGGGAATCCTCCGAATGGAAGAGCCACATTATCTGTTGTTTGAAATTTAACTTTTGCTTCTGCTGCTGCTCCTGATCCACCACCGCCTGATATAGTAACAGTTGGATTACTTTCGTAACCAGAGCCTCCCACAGTTATATCAAATCTTACTACTTTATTACTTTCTACATCACATGTAGCTGTTGCAGTTGTATTACCTACGCCTCCAGGAGCTGCTATTGTAACAATCTCTAAGTCTGTTCCATTAGTATAGCCTGATCCTCCTTGTAATGTTCCATCAGCACCTATTGATACATGGACTAGATCTACTGCTCCACTATTAGGAACATAAGCAAATCGTTTTGAACATGAATTTAAACGTTTACCACAAACATCTCCAAATTGCCAATAAGATATATTAATAGGCTTTATTAAGTCTTCAATATCATCAATGGTTAAAATTGTATGTTCTACTATACATTTATACAAAGTATTTCTACAACCTTGAATATACCCTGCAGTAGATAAAGTTCCTGTTGCACTACTATCCGTTCTAACTATAATAGTTGAAGTTGCCCCAGAGCCACCTTTAGAATCAACATATAAAGGAACATTTTTATGATTCCAACTTGTATGAGTCGCTCCTTTAATAACTAACCAATCTCCTACGGCAAATTCAGCGGCAGTCGCTGCTGGTACCGTAATAGTTACTCTATTAGTTGCATTTTCAGTCATAGTAGTAATTTGATATAAATTTCCTATAGGTCTCTGATATTCTACATAATCGCCTACTTCATAAGTTACACTATTCTTATATAAATAGGTTTCAGATCCAGCTTTGACTAAATCATGTCTACCCCAAAAAGTGTATTCATTACCTGTAGCAGTAGCGGCATCTTTAGTAATTTGATTATCGTCTTTATCAAAATATAAAGGATCTGTAACTCCTGCTAATCTACTATCTTGCTCCCAGTCACAACCACCTTGTGTTGTATCTTTATACTTCCAAGGACAGCGTGCTGCTAAGATATTTCTTCTAGGTAATTTAATTCCTTCTACATCAAATCCAGAAACAAGTTCAAATTCGACTATCACAGGTGTTTCAACAGATTTTCTTTCTATATAAAAAACATCTCTATTAAATTCTACAGGTGGATTTGTACCTAAATACTTTTCAAGAGTCTTTCTTCTTATAATTTTTGCTCCAACTAAATCGTCCCAATCTGCTAAATATGTTCTAAAAAACTGGTTTATATTACCCATTCGTACTGTAGGACGGGGTAAGCTTCCTGAACCTGATCCTCTAATTTCCCAACCTTCACTTTCTATAGGCAAGGGTTGATAAGTACGTAAACTATACTTTGATGAGCTAGTTGATCCAAAGTCTGTTTCATTATCTAAACTATACCAAGTAAGATCATTAGTACTATTTCGACCATCATGAAAAAATAATTTGTCTAATCCAGTTCCTCCAATATTACTATCGGGGAGTGCTATTTCATAAACAATAATAAAACTACTAGATTGCGATTGCCCTTGAACATCTGTAACTAGGGCATGGTCAGTTCCTACTATCGGTTGTGTCATGACTCAAAAACTTCTCTAGCTGTACAAGTCATACTATAATAAAGAGTATTGCCCATGGTTCTGCTAAATTGTTCTATTACTACTGTTACCGCTTCTTCTACGTTAACAGTAGATGGAGAATTTGGAAGGGTTACGTTTGCTACTGCGGTTGTATCAGGTACGGTTAATCTACAAGTGTCCACACTTGCAAGAACTGTGAAAAATCTATATAAATTATCGATGTCTTCTCTAGTTCGATTATTAAAAGCAAGACCCCAAGTTCTAGGAGTATTATTTATACCATCGGCTAGACGCATTTCGTATCCATCACCAAACTGTGCTTTTAAAATTCTTGGTTTAGGGGCTTCTTGAGCTCCCTTATCGAACATTACTGGGTCAGTAAAGGGATAAATGAAATTACCAGGTGTTGCTCCAGTAACTCTCGTTCCGTTTGTATCAGTATTTATTGTATTAGTTGTTAATCCTTGTGCCATTATCCGCCGCCTCTACCATTTGCTCCTTGTCGATTAAGAAGTCCACCTGGTCTCATCTCTGTTTGTAAATGTTGTTGAACGAGTCCACCTATTGATCTTCCAAGTGCTGCTGCGTCCCCTGCTCCTGTTGATTGAGTAGAAGAGCCTTGACCGCTTATGTTTACAGCAACATTAACTGTATTTCCTTGGGCACCTCGTATATCTACAGGAATACTTCTATCATTTCCTAAAGGAACGACAGCTTCCGTGCCATGAAGCATTGCTTGATATCCAGAGCTGGGTCCTTGAGCTACTCCACCACCTGCAAAACTAGGGGATCGAATTCCTCCATATCTACTTCCTTTGAGAAATGATGTAACTGCTTCACCACCTGGCATAAATGCCATCATAAATTTAAGTGCTGCAGCTTTTAGATACATAGCTGCTAAATCAGCAATTACTGATTTGGCTAAATCTTTCATAGAGTCTTTAAATGACTTACTTCCATCTATTAAGGATTGGAACATACTTACAAAACCATTTTTTAAAGTGGATTGTATACCACTCATTAGTTCTAATTCAATATTTAAACTTGCTTGTTCTACTGATAATCTTGCTACTTCATCTGCATTAAATCCTTCAGCATCTCCAAACTTCTTTATATGTGCTAGTCTCTTTTGATCAAAGATCTCTTGTGCAGGATTAAGTGTTAATACGATGTCTCTTTTAGATTGTAAAAGTTCATTTTCAGTTCCTAATAGCTTAGTTGCAAAATTCTGCTTTGTCAGACCGTGATTTAGTTCATCCGCATCTAACCCCGTTTTAACCTCTTGTAATTTTATATAAGTCTGTAATTCTTTATCTGCTTCAGTCTCTTGAGCGGTACCATAAGTAGCTGATCTTTTTGTAATATCAAAATCTGCAGCCCCTGTATCTATACCGTACTCGTCCTTTAGATTCTTTGCTGATGCAGTTATTTCCGAAGTATTCTGTGTTTGTTTTGCTGTAATAGCGCTACCTTTATTTTCAAATTGCTGCCGTGCTAGTGCATACCCGAATACTCCGCCACCTACTTCTGTTGTTTCCAATCTTTTTAATCTATTTAATTCTGCTTGTAGCCCGAGTTTTTTAAATGCTATATCTACTTGTCTTTCTTGTATATTTAATAGTTTATTTGCCCATATTTCCTGAGCCTCTGCGTTAGTTGTTTTTTGACCTTCTAAGGTTACTAAAGCCTTAGCATTATCTACCGCCAACCCAGCATTTTCTACTGCTCTAATTTGATTCGCTAAATTATTTACAACTATTTTTTCACTGTCGGATAGATCGTCTAATGACGTACCATCTAAAAATGCTTGTTTCTTTTTCTCTAAACTTTTTATATATTCCAAATCTATTGATTTCTTGTCTAGGTCATCCATTACAGTTTTGTTTGATATAGCAAATTCGTCCATTTGGTTAACTAACTTTCTCCCCTCTAGATCTTTATTAGTGCCTGCAACTCTAAAATCTATATTAGCTTTTTCTTCTTTGTTAGCTTGCTGCGTTACTTTATATGCATTCTTAGCTTCTTTTACTGCTCTAGTGCTTCCGATTCCTACGTCAGCTAGTGTTTGCTGATCTGATATTTTTTTCTTATCTAAAGCTATTGATTGTGCTTGAATAGATAGCATTTCAGTTTGTAAAAATATATTATTCTCATTAGCTCTTACCATCTGTCGAATTTCTAAAGTTGCTTCTTCCCATTTTGCCTTTGCTTCTGCAGCTGCCGCTGGATCTGGTCCAAGTGCTGCTGCCATTGCTTCAAAGTTCGTTCTTCCGCCTGGTGCTGCCGCTGTTGCCTCTTTACTTTTAGCACCATGTATTCCAACTAACTGAGCCTCTGTTATAGCTTGAATTAGCTGTTCATCAGTTTCAAAGTCATCACCTTGATAACTAAACATACCACCTTTAAATCCAAGTGAATCAAATGCAGATTTTCTTGATGATTCAGTACCTCCAAGATTAGAATACTCTTGCATATATTTAACAGCTTCTTCTGCATTTTTTCTTGCAAGCTCTTTATCAAAAGTATATTTTACCCGTGTTTGAGCTGGATTAGTAAATTCTTTAGTTACTGCTTGGTCTATCGGGGCTCCTGTTTCTCTAAATTTTACTATGTTTTGCATTTCTTGTTGTCTATTATCTAAACGTTCCATTGCTAGTGCAAAATCATTTATTGCTGAAGTTAATGGATTTAATATATCTTGAAACGGTAGTTTAGCCATTCTACCTATTGTTTTTTCTACTTGCTTATCTATTGCTTTTTGATTTTCCTGATATCTTTTTAAGGCTTCTGAAGCGTTTATTATATTCATAGCTATTAAATACCATGTATTTTTATGGAGTGCCATTTTATCTTTATCCATCTTTTTAATAGCATCAGAGAAGCCCGACATTTCTGGAGCAAGTATTTCTAAAGCAGAGGCAGCGTGAGAAGCGTTTTTAGCAAAATCTGATTTTGCCCAGTCTTCTGAACTTCCTTCAAATTTATCCATCTCACTTGCAATGTCTTTTAATTGTTTTGCCATATCATAACTTTTTAACGCATTACTGGTCTGTTGTATACCATCTACAAGTCCTACTAATCCTTTTCCTCTAACATCTACCATTCCGTCTAGTTCTTCCGCTAAACTTCCCATTTGTTCTGTAAGTCTTTCTGTTTCTTCTCTAGCTTTTTTAGCCGCCTCATCAAGATTTTTAAACCAGTTCCAAAGTTGCATAACAGCAGCCACTACCATCATGATTATACCAACTACACCCATAAATGCCATTAACTTATTCATAGCAGATGCTGCAATCGCTGCTACTCTTAATTTAGCGGCTTCTGCTGCTTTAAATACTACTTCAGTAGTTTTTATAGCAACTTGTTTTGCAGATTCAGTTCTTTGTACCAGACTAACTTGAACTTTTCCGGATTTCCGTAAAGTAGCCTCTTGCATTGCTAAGTGTCTTTTAAATGCAGCTCTTTCTTGAACATTGAATTTTTTATAAATTCCTGTCTTGTCTTTCATATGTCGCTTATAAGCGGCTATTTGTCTAGCGTTTAATTGATCGGGGCTATCTTTTTTAAATTTAACTCCCATATCTTTTAATCCAGTTGAAGAGTCGGTTCTTGCTTTACCTACATCTTTACTGGCTGCAAAGGTTGCTTTAAATTCATTAGATGCATCTGCTGCGGCTTCTTTCATACCTCCCATCGCTATACCCATATTCTCTTTAGATCTTAAAACTGATTTGTCTAAGTCAGGGAGTAATTTATTGATAATAGGTAGTACAAAAAAGACCCATTGCAGCTGCTAAAGCTGATGCGTTTTCTTTAAAAAATTGAATAAGGGGGAGTAGTGCTTTAACCATAAATTCTTGAAGTACCATTACTATATCATCAAATTCTTTAGTAAGTTGTCCAAGAGCAAAAGCATCTGGATCCATAATTTCTGCTATGGCTCCATATTTTGTTTCTGCTTGTTCTAATACATCATTTAAAACAGCTTGTGTTCTTTCATACGCATTTAGATCATCTCTTGCCTTACCTACTTCTAGAGCATAATTACGAGTAGCGTTTTCTAGTCTTAAAATGATACCTAATTCATCTAATAGTTCTGGTTCTGCCTTGGTAACACCTCGAATTAACCTATTGAATGAATCTGTTAAATCTCTACCAAGAGCTAAAGAAGCATTTTTAGCGGCGCCTGCTAATCTTTCTAATTGACCCCCTGCTAATCCCGCTGCAACACCAATAGCCA